GCTTTAACTTCGATTGTTCAAAGCAACCAAGAGCAAGCGATAGCTGATTTGATTTTGCGTAATCAAGCAAAGAACGCTGCAAGCGACTTTGCTCGTGCTAATGCTTCTAATACTGACAGATTCCGTACGGGTGCTACTCCTGGTTTGGATGCGTCTATTGATTTTGGTGTAGCTCCACAGCAAAAGCGTACTCCGACCAGTCTTGGGCAAGGTGGCCCTTCAATGACTGATCTGGGGTCTGTCGCTTTTGATAACCCTAATCCTGTTGTAATTCCTCCTGGCGGTAAACTTCCTCCTGGTCCTCCTGGGCCTCCTCCGCCTCCACCTGGACCTCCACCACCACCTCCTGGTGTTCCTGGTGATCCTGTTGTTCCTGTAGGCGACACTATTCGTTCTTTATATGGAGAACTTTCTACTCGTGATTTCACGGATCAGATTTCGCAGCTTATGGCTGATCGTGCCGCTAATTTACGTGGATTAAACGCTGAATCTACTGCTCTTTTAGCGCAAGCAGTTGCTCGTCGAATGAGCCAGATTGGTTCTGTTGAAACTGATTTGGCTGCCGATATTGCTTCTATTGAAGCGGATCGGCTGGCTCAACAGGAAGCACTTGCGGCGGAGGTTGGTACTCGTTCTTCTGGTTTGGTGGGTGATACTACGGCTAGTTTGACGGCTGCCCGTGAGGCTCTTGGTCCTCAAGCTACTGACGAGTTTGAAAAAGTTGCTCAGGTTGTTGAATCTTTGGCTCGTTCTCAGGGTACTTCTTCGGAAGATGTGATGGCTCGTTTGGGTCAGGTAGCAAATATGGTTGCTGCGGAACGTCAGGCTGCTCCTGGGCAGTTAGCTGCTGAAGCTGAGTTAGCTTTAGGTGACGAAGAGTTTGCTATGAGTAATCAGTTGCAACAAAACTTAAGCACTCAGTTGGCAGGTTTGGATGCTGAGGAAGCGGAGCGTTTGCTTGGTGAGACAATGCGTCAAGAGCAGTTCAATACTGGTCGTGATGCTGACATGATTCAGGCAATGGTGAATGAGCTTATTCGTGAGGATACGCAAGCATTCCAGGCTGGTCAGGCAGATTTAAGTCGTACGTTCTCAAGAGAAGAACGCGAATTTGGGCAAGACTTTGCTGATGAGCAAGCTCGCTTGAGTGAGAAGTTCAGGACGGGTGAGCGTATTGCTGGTCAGCAGTTCTCACGAGAAGAACGTATGGCTGCGGAAGAAACTTTAGGGATGCGTGATGCTTTTAAAGCGCAAACAGAAGCGGCAGCAGCGGCAATTAAAGCTGGCAATGAAGCTGCGGCAGCAGCCCAAATGGGTTACCCGTCTAACGTGTGGGCTGGTTTCACTGATGGCATGAAAACTGAGATTTTAGAAAACAGTATTGAACAAAACATTTTGCAAGGCCAGGGAATGGGTGCTGCTCCACAAGGCTCAATGGCTAATTTCCGTGGGAAAAATCCTGACGTTGATCCTTCTTATTTCCAGCATTTAGATGGCATGTATGGGATAACACTTTTATATGACACTGATGAAGAAATTGTTGATGCACAAAACAAGTATTTACAAGATTTAACTGTGGATCAAAAATCTGGTTCTTTAGAAGGTAGCGCTTTAAGTAGTAGTTATGGACCTAAGGGTTATGGTCCTAAAGAAATTAAAGAAATTAGAAGCTTGTACGAACGTTATTTAATTGACGTTACTAAGGCGAATGAAGCTCTTTTCTTAGAAAATCAGAGAGCAAAAAACCGAATATTGAATCCACCACGTTATAACCCTGCTTTGACTGCTGCTATGAATAGTGGAACTATCGGAAGGTAAAAATACGTTGTGGCTTTTGGTGCACCTGCCTTATCAAGACAAGCAATGCAACAAGCTCTCCGTAGTGCGGGGGCTTTAAGCAATACTGGTATCCCTAAATCATCTATAGGTGAGATAGGTAGAGCGGTTGGTGTTCCTGCTTCTAGTCGTTATACGCCTCCTGTTACTTCGGTTAGTCCTTTAGCAGCTAGAGAAGCCCAAAAGTGGGCTGAAGAGCAAGCCATAGAAGATATGCCTTTGTGGGCCAGAACTCTTACTACTGGCCCTATTGGCGGGTTTTTGAATGCAATACAAAAACCGTTAGCGCTTACAACGTCTGCCTTGAAAGAAGGCATAGATCTTTTCACTGGTCAAGAAGCAAGTTGGAGTGATTTCACTAAACAAGTTGGTGAGAACTATACGTTTGGTCGTTTGATCCATGACTATGACTTGTTGCAGGGCGACGGTTGGCAGAAGTGGGCGGCTCGTGGTGTGGGTTTTGCTGGGGATGTTATTTTTGATCCTTTGAACTTGTTGAAACCTGTTGGTTTAGCGGCACGAATGGCTTTGAATGTTGCTAAACGTGGTACTCGTCCTTTAGCTGGACAGCTTGCTCGTAACGCTGTTTTGAGTTCTGCTCGTTCTGGTGGTGACGATGTGTTGCGCCAGGTTTCTAAAACTGCTGATGAGTTAGCTCAGTACGGTATTACTTGGGAAACTCTTGCTGACGATATGGCTTATTTAGGCAAAGCTGGGAAAACTGGTAAGCCTGAAGGTTTGATTGGCAACTGGTCCCGTACGGATAATGGTTGGCAACTAAAAACTAGAACTCTTGAAGAGGGCGCTGATGTTGGAGAAGAAGTTCTTATAGATGTTGCCCAAGGTCAGATTGATGAAGTTGCTGACGTTATCCGAATTGGCACTAAAGTTCAAAGCGGCAATATTGGTCCGACTGGGTTAAGTGGAAATGATTTACGGACGGTAGGTAGAGCTACCCGTAAAGCCGATATGGACATTTCGATGGAGCGTGTAGGCGCTGATCCTTTTGCTGAAGTATTAGGTGATGCGGCTCGTTTGCCTTCTGGTGTTCAACGTGTCACTTTTAAAGAAGTTGATGGGCAACTAGTTGAGACTGCTCTTGGTGAAGCTGGTGAAGCTGGTTTCCGTGGGGCTGATGGTCGAATAGTTAGATCTGTTGGTGATGCAGTTTCTTCTTTTAAGGGGAAGGCTGTAAAGACTGCTAGGGATGCCGACAATTTGAAGTACGAGTGGGGTGTTGCGATGCCTTTCACTGGGTCAGTTGGTCGTGCTTTGCGTATAGCTGATCCTATTGAGCGTTTAACTAAAAAGTTTGTTTCTTCTGGTGCTCAGTATCCTGTTGGGTTGCGGTTGATGACAACCGAAACCCCTTACTTGGGTCGGATGATTACTGGTATTCCTCAGGGTTTACGTTCGGGTATTTCTAAAGTTGGTGGAAGAAAATTTGGTACTGCGTTGCTGCGTGCGGCGGGCAGTCAAGGTGATTTGAAAGTAAAGATCAGAGACTCTGATGACGCTATTTTTCGTCAGCGGGGTAAGCGTGCAATTCATGCTGTTGCTCGTGGCGATTCTATGGGGAAACGTACTCGTGCAAACATGATGAAGTTTGCTGCACCATATTTGAAACAGGTTTCTGATACTGGTGCTGATGTTTCTGACGTTTATTACGCTATAGGCGGGGACGCTGATGCGCTTGCAAAGTTAGTTGAGTTTGAAGAAGCTGCTGGTTTAGCGGCAGGTACTTTAGCTAAAGAAGGCAAAGAGCTTTTTGATGGGCTTCGCAATATTGCTAACGATTCTGGGATGCGTAATTGGTTAGGCGAAGTAGATGATTATGTTCCTCGTCAGCTTGACGATGACATACGTAAAGCGTTGTTTGAGAACGATGATGCTCTTATCAAATATAAGAAGAATAGAGCTAATCGGAGTCGTGGAAAGTATTCGCCTACAATCGACCAGTCTCGTAAGTATGTAGCACGAGAATCTAAAGAATGGCAGGATGCCGTTGCGAAGCGTGCCGCTGACGATGGGATAAGCCCTGAAAGGGCGGCGGCTCGCTTACGTCAAGAAGGTAATATTACTGACAGTTTCTTTGGCGAAACTTTGCATGAAGCTGGTTTTGATCTGGGTGATGGTGCTGTTGCGGGAAGTGTTGAAAAACAGATAGCGGATCAGCTTCAACGTACTGGTGCTGATTATTCGTTGTTTGTTGATGATATTGACAAAGCTGTTCAGGGTTGGATTCGGCAAGTGTCGGGTCGTACTGGCGAAATATATGCTGAGTCTTTGTTGATGCAAGAAGGCATTCTTATTGATCGAATGGCCGAGTTTGCGTTTATGCCTTCTAGTGAGGCTGTGCGGCTTGGTCGTTCGTTTAGGGCAGCACAAAATCGGTTGGCTGGTGCTACAACTAATTTGGAAGAGGCTTTGCGTGCGCAACGTAACCAGTTGGATGAAGATTTTCCTCAGGCTTTAGATAACCAGATTAATGAGTTAAGGGAAATTGAGCAGCAAGCTGTTAAAGAGGTTAAGCGTGCTCAGTCTGCGCAAGATGATTTTTTTGTTAAAGCATCTGCGGCAGAAGAGGCTTACAACAAAGCCATACTTGATGTTGAAGAAGTAGATGAGTTAATTGCTTCTGTTAGGGCGCAGCGAGAAACTGCTGAGTTGTCGGGTAACGCTGCTCAACTTGAAAAGTTGGAGCTTGAGCGTATTCGTTTAATGGAAAAGCGAGATTTGTTAGCTGTCGAAAATAGTTCTGGTATAGGTATCAAGGGAACTGATTCGCCTGCATCTACCGCTTACGGCATTGTTGCTTCTTCTACTGCTCAAAGATTGTTTTTAGAGAACGCTTTACAAAACAGTGTTGGTGGAGCGGAATCTTTTAACGCTTTAGTTCGCGATTTGGGTTCTGTAAATGTTTCTAGTTTGGAAACAGAACTTGCCCGTTTAGTTGATGAAGGAGCAGAGTTTTTATCTGTAGGTCCACAAGGACAATATTTGTGGACTGGCCCTGATGGGGTCGCTCGTGACGTTGAACGTATTTTCTTGTCGTTAGATGGGATTTTAGGCAAGCAAGACGCCGATGGAATCGGAGTTTGGCTTGGCGTTGAAAGAGAAATTGATCCTGACGTTTTCACGGCTGCTGGTGGCGGTAATCCTCTTCAGAAAATAGATTGGGCATTAAAGAAAATTGATTCTGAGTCTGCTCGTGCAACTAATTTTTTGGATTCTTTAGATCTTCCTAATGCTGAAGGATTTGTTAAACCTGGCCCCGATGAAGTGATTGCGGCAAAGCAAACGATTTTGGACAAGGTGCGTCCCGAGAAGGGCGCTAGTTTAAGTTCTGTTATAGAAGCAGATGATGTTCAAGAGGCTTTGTCTGTTTATTTTGCTGGTCACAATTTGCCTTCTGTTTCGTCTATTGGTGGTGGACAGCAACTGGACGAAGTTTTAGATCAGGTTGATAAAACTCTTCTTCAAGAGTTGGGTGATGTTAATGCTCAAATAGATGAATTAATAAATGCTTCTGAAGCTGAAGGAGTTCCTCTTCGCATTAAATATCAATGGAATGGGGAAGAGAAGTCCTTAGGTATTAGAGATTACGTTTATTTAAAGCAGATACGCCAACAGATGGACGACGTGCGTCATTCTGCGCAACTTCCTGTTGGCACAGTCAGAACTTCTGTTGATGACATCATAGAAAATGGTGTTCCGACGGGTGAAATAGCGTTTAACGGAGATGTTTACGATTTCAATGGACAAAAGTTTGTTGTAAAACAACAAGTTGGCAATAGAGAAGCCGCTAGTGAAGTTTTGTCTAATGCTTTATATAGGCAGTTGGGTTTGGGTGCCCCTGACACGTATGTCAGTACGAGTGCTTTGAACGGGGTTCATACTGTTTCTCCGTTGATGGACAATGTGGCTACGGTGACCCAACGGGCTGCGGCACAAGAAACTAATCCTTTAGATCTTTATGTGTGGACCGATCAGTATGGTCGAAATCAAATAACCACAATAGATCAAATTCCCAGTGGCGTATTATCCAGCCCAATGGGTGAACAGGTATTTAGGGGTTTTGTTGCTGATGCTTTCTTGGCTAATTCTAATGTTGCAAATGGTTTGTCATTAAGAACTCAAGTTGGTGCTAATCAAGTATTCACTCGCCTTGATTCTTCTCAATCTTTTTTCAATGGTCCTGATGGCTTGTTGAAAGATGTTGTTGATCCTGAATGGTCTTTTAGTGATGTAAGCGAATTTAATTCTTTAAGAAATGATCCTACCTATGGTCCTTTCTTTTCTCAGGCTGAGGAAAGTGGTTTAAATGTTGCTGGACTTGTGTCACAACAAGTAGGTGATCTTCTTGATTTGCGGGCACAATTTGGTGGGTTTGAGGGGTTTGTGCGTAGATCTGTTCCTGGTCTTTCCCCTGAGGAAGCTAGAGAGTTTGTTGAGTTTTTGGAAGTACGTGCAACGAAATTGGCTGAAAGCTCAAACATTCCTTACCACGAAGTGGGTTCGGATGATTTGATTCGTCAGGGATTAAAGAGTCGAGGTCTTACCCAAAATCAGGTTGAAGCTGTTTTTGATGCTGGCGAAGGAATGCAAATTTTGTTGGGCCATGAGGCTCGCCAAAGTGGCACGCATTTAAATCTTTTTCAAGAGGCAAACAATCTTGATATTTCTTTAATCTATGGCGATACGTTTGCTGGTTTGAATGCTGTTCCTGGTGGGTTTAGTTTTGCTGGTGGCGAAGATGCTTTCAATATTCTTTTGGATTTGCCGCAAGGAGCAAACAGTTTAAAGGTGTACGGGTTGATGCCGCAGGCATCGCAAGTGCAAGCTGCTGAGTTGGCTATTCAAATGGCTCAGTCAAGTGATCCTAGAGTTTTGGCTAGGAATTCTGAAGAGTTAGCAAATATGGTTCCTGGTGGTGGTCCTAAGGGACCAGGAACTGAAATGTATGGGCGAAGCGACATTTCTGCTGAACAGCTTGCCTTTTTTGAATATGACGGTAGACGGTGGGCCAGTACTGAACAACGTATGGATCAGTTCGGTAGGGTTTACGAAGCTGATCCTGATTTCTTTAATGAGATTCTAAATATTGTTGAACGTAACATTAAAAGAAACGAACAATTTAGAACTCCTGGGTCAGATGCGGGCGTTTTGCAGCAGCTTGATTTATTGCGTTGGGTTCGAGATATCGGAGAAATTGATGTTTCTGGTTCTTTTCCTGATGTTGAACTTTTTCAAAAATTTAAAGGGTTAAGTTTTCAAGAGCGTTTACAGTTTGCTGCTTGGCACGCTTACGCAAAAGATGTTGGGGTTATTTCAAGTAGACGAAGCAGAGAAATTCTGTCTTTAAACGGAGATTTTGTTTCTTCTTTCCGTGAATATGTAGCGCTTACAGATGAAACTTTGAATCCCAATGGGTGGATTGATGAGACTTTAAAAGCTCGTGGCGCTGCTCAACAATGGTTAGGAACTTCTAACACTCTTAATGCTACGACAGGACTTGATTCTGAATTTAGTAAAGCGTTGAATGCTGCATCGGGGCCAGGAAGTCGTAGCGCTGTAGCTGAAAAGTTGTATCACCAAAGTCCTGCTTTTACTAGACGAGAATTAAAGGGTGATCGTTTAGCTAAAAAGTATTATCAGATTTATCAGCGGTCTTTGAGCGCTGATGGTTATAGTGCAGCTTTTTGGTTAAACAATGAACCTATAAATATGCAGGCGTTTGATGCTTCGGGTAACGCTGTTTCGGGTATCGAAAGCGCTAAGTTCCCTAATGCTTACGAAGGCAGAAGTATTGCTACTGAGTTAAACAACTGGCCTAACTTTATGTTGACTAATCCTGCGGCTGCTCGGCCCGCGGATGTGTTGTCGACTTCCCAAAATTTGCCTGATGTGGCTCGCAACATTCTTACGCCTGGGGAACCTCCAGTTTGGCAATCCTCCATGCGGGCAACCTTTGACGATGCTGCGTTGCAGCAAAGTCAAATTGCCGAATTTAACGCTCTCCCTGATGAGACTTTGATTAAGGTTTTTCATGGCACAACTCCAGAAAACGCTGCTGCTATCAGGGAAACGGGTGTTGCTGGTTACAGTCCAAGTGGGGATCTTACAAACGCAGAACGAGGATTGTTTATAGCTCCGACCCAAGCAGATGCAGCCCGTTATGGTGATGAAGTAGTTGAGCTAATAATTCGTAAAGGAGATATGCGGATTCCCGAATTGGGAGGAGGCACGGATGTAGGAGTAGCATTTTTTAATACTTCTGGAGGGACTTTTATTCCTGAAGGTACGATGTTCCCTGAGAACATTGTTGCTCCTGAGGGGTTTCAACGTGCGGGAGGGTTTGAAACACTAGAGGAAGCGCTAGCTGCTGGGTTTACCGAATCTCAGTTCAATGCTTCTAGGGCTGTGCGTAAATCATTTGAGGACGGTGGTTCTCGCATGGTTGACCCTGTTGATTTTATGAACGCTTTTGAAGCTAATTCTTTGGATCGTTTGAACGGTGTTGCGGCTGAGTTTTTGCAACGTGTGGGTGTAAGCGCTGATGACATTGGTGACCCATTAGAAAGTCTTTATACAGCTAGGGCTGCTTTAATTGAAAACAGGGAAGTTCTTCTTAACCAGTTTGAATCTTCGGTTGAGGAACTTGGACAAGCTATCGGTTCTTCTTTAGATGAAGCGGTTGATTTAACTCGTTGGCGTGAACATAACTATTTGGGTTTAAGGACTGAAAAACCTGGAAGTTTGGAAGGTGCTTTAGAAGAGTTGTCGGCAGCGTCGAGAGATGTAGATGATGTTCAAGCCGCAGCTTTGAAAGCCAAAGAGAAAAAAGATTATTTAGTTGCTAAAGAAACTCAGGTTGCTGAGGCTTTAAAAAATGTTGAGTTGGTGAAGCCTTACTATGAGCAGGCGGCACGAGTTGGGTCTGCTTCTGTTGATGATTTCAGGAATCTTGAAACTTCAGTCAAGATGCTTATTGAAGCTGATGACCAAGCCATGCGAATGGCTTTAGATGATTTTGTAGAAGGTGTAGACGACTGGGATCAGTTGCTTGATCCCACAAGTGCTAGAGGTTGGAACGATACGCCCATCCATAGGATGGGGAATCGTGTCCAAATTTTGGATGATGCGTTTAGAAACTCTTGGAAGCCGATAGGCAATAATCTTCAAGGGCCAGAAGCCATTGTTGATTCGATGATGGCTAGTGAGCGGTGGGTTACCCGTGGTGGTGCTGCTGGTTTCTGGCGGGGTTACGACAAGATCCACAATTTGTTGCGCGCATACATGATTGCGAAGCCTGGGTTTCATGGCAGGAACTTTATTTCTGGTGCGTTTATGAATCATTTGGCGGGTGTGAATCCGTTTAGTTATGGTCGGTTCACTAAGGCGTATTGGAAGTATCAGGAAGAAGAGGCTTTGCGTCTTGGTTTGCCTGATACTGCTAGCAAGATACGTAAAGCTATGCGGGGTAGAGGTTTAAGGAATGTTGATCCGCAGCATGTTCAGTATGTCCGTGAGTTGGATCGTGCTGGGGCTTTGGGGTCTGCTGGTGGTCAGGTTGCTTCTGAGTTTGTTGAGGGCAATATTCGTGTGGGTGGCCGTAGGGTAGCTCTTTCGAGAATTAATCCTGCTTCTCCTAACAATATTGTTTTGGATAAGTCTAGGAATATTGGTATGGCTACGGAAACTCTTTTGCGTGGCACATTGGGATTTGATGTGTTGATGAAAGAGGGTACGTCTGGTCAGGCTTTTGACGACATAATGAAGTTCCATTTTGATTATTCTGATTTGTCTGATTTTGAACGGAATGTTGTTAAGAAGGTTGTTCCGTTTTATACGTGGACTCGTAAGAATTTGCCGTTGATGCTGGAAATGGGTTTGCGTAAGCCAGCGGTGTTTAACAGGTATAACTCAGCTAAGAAAGAAATGGAACAGGGGTTGGAGAAACCTGAAGAGGTGCCTGATTGGATGGTTCGTGGTGGTGCTATTCAGACTCCGTGGAAGTATGACGGGGAGAGTATGTTTATTCTTCCTGATTTGCCGTTTAAAGCTCCGTTGGAACTTATTGATCCTGTGTTCAAACTTGATCCAAGTATGGGTCTTGGGGATCGGGTGCAACAAGCGGTTCAAGTGTGGGGGTCGCAGGTAACTCCTCTTATTAAAGCTCCGTATGAGTGGCAAACAAAAACTAATTTGTGGAAGGGCTACAAATTTAAAGACGAATATGAACGTATCCCTTCTGCTTACACCGCTATTCCTGGTGTTATGAAAGCTATGGAGTTAAGTGGTGCAACAACAATTACAAAAGATGGTGCTGGTAATTGGGTGATGAAGGATTATGAGCTTCACGCTATGGCCCAGTTGTTGCCTACGTTTATGGATATAAGACGCATATTTCCTACTGAGGATCGTTTCCAGCAAAGAAAACTTTCTAATTGGATTTCTTATTTTTCGGGTATTGGGTTACGTACTAATACTTTGTGGGAACAGGAGCGTTCTCGTTTTTCTAGGGAGATGGAAGCACGAGATAAAGATGAAGAATTGCGGCGGTTGAGAAGTAGTATCGACGGGTAGGGACGAACTACCCTATAGTCATGCAGTTCATTTCCCGTGACGAGTGGGGGGCCATTGACTCTGGTAAGAGGTTAAGCGAATTTCGCCGTGTCCCCATAGGTGTAATTGTTCATCATACGACTGGTTCTGCGACATCCCCTTGGGATCGCATCCGTCAGCATGACAAGTATCACGTTAAGACTCGGGGCTGGCGTTCTATCGCTTACAACTGGTTGGTTTCTGGTGAGACTGGCGAGATCTTTGAGGGTCGTGGTTGGAAGCAAGGTGCAGCTACGAAAGGGCAGAACTCTAAAACCACTTCCATTTCCTATATTGGTTCGGGTGACGATCTAACTGAAACAGGGAAGGAGGCGATCCTTACCGTCGTAGAGGCAATGCGGAAAGAGTATGGCGACCATTTGTGGGTCAAATGTCATAGAGATTTCGGCACCACATATTGCCCTGGTGACGGTTTAGCTGACTGGATTCATTCTGGGATGCCGATGACGGATACGCCTACTGCTCTTGATTGGGATGTTCGGTTGGAAGAGATGGAGTCTTTGGGGGTGGATTTCCGTCGTAAACCTTTGCATCGTGGGTCTAGGGGTAGGAACGTGGCTACTTTGCAGGCACGTTTGAATGAACGCATTAATGCACAGCTTGTGGTAGACGGCATTTTCGGTCGAGCGACCCAGAAGGCTTTACGGGAATTTCAGGCTAATTTCCCGATTCGGCGGGACGGTGTTTGCGGGGCTGTAACGTGGCGGTACCTTTGGTCTGTCTAAGGAGATATTTTGTTTAATTTAGATTTTTTGAAAGATTGTTCTGAGCGTGGTTTGGCTACGTTTTGTCAAGCGTTTGCGGCTGCTATGGCTGTTCCTGGGCCTGATTGGTTTGACTCGTTGAAGATAGCTGGTGCAGCTTTTGTGGTGTGTGTGGCGAAGGCTGTTGCGGCTACTCGTGTCGGGGATTCCCGTTCAGGTTCGCTGGTCGGCTGACGTGTCGGCTGAGGAAGAGCAAGCCGACTGGGATGAGTGGAACGAAGAGTACGGCTATCTTGCCTCAGAAATTTATACTGACATAAAGAACACTTCTCATATGTTGGATGTGTCTGACGGGAATCATGCCAAGTGGCATGATGACTCGTTGGCTGTAATGATTGTGTTGCCATTTGAACATGCGATGGCGTTCTCTGCTGAGTCGTTAATGAACGACTTTGAGAACAGCCCTTTGCATAGTCATGTGTTCGCAATTATCAGTGGCCTGATCCTTGCGTCTGCTGACGTTATGGATGATTCAGACTATGAAATAGATGAGTAGAAAAGTTAAATGATCTCTAACTATTTGGTGTTTATTTAACGCCCGTTTAAGTTTCCTTAAGATGTAGTCACGTTTACGTGCCACTGTTGTCTTGGGTAGCTGAGTTAGTCGTTCGACTTGTCTGAGGCTGAGGCGTTCAAATAACAGAGCGTTTAGTAACCAGATCTCTTCCTCGTCTAGTTCATCGAAGGCGTCCAGCACAGCTTCTTGTAGCTGTATGCGTTCTTCTTGTGATTCTTCTAGGGCTGCGTGTGGTTCTGCTTCTTGAAGGATTTCTATTTCAGTTTGTTTTTGTTTCGGATTCCCTTGTGCTTTCCATGAAAGATCAAGAGGATCAAAGGGAAATTCCTTCTTGACCATACACCCATGCTACGTCTGCTGGGATGGCGTAGTATTCCTTACCTTCTGGAAAAACTTTTATTTTAGATTGAAGGCATAAGTCTCTGACTGTATGAAATCTGAGGAACGTGTGACGTTCAAAGAAAGAGTCGTACAGGAACAGTACAACTTCCATTTGTTCATGCCACCAAGCCAATGAATTGAGTTTGTCTAGTTTCATGTGGACTTCTTGGCTGCGTCCGAAACCTTGAACTTCGACTAAATACTTTTCGGTGAGGTAGTCGGGTGTGTAACAGATTTGTGTGGGTACTTTATCTAGTCTGAATGGTGGTCTGTTGAGGCCGTACCGTGCGTATGGCCACGGTGCTGCCTCTTCAAATTTGCCTTCGGCTAGGTCACCCATTTTGTTGAGGCGTTCAGAGAAATCCAGGTCTTGAAATTTCATATTTTCTCTGCTTCTATCCAAACTACATCTCTGTCATTTAAGATGACGCCTGCTTTTTGTAGCCCGTCGGCAGCTAGTTTGACGTAGTTGTCTAGGTCGCCTCTGAGTTTGGGTTTCTCCCAGTCGGGGAGGGGTGTTATTTGTGCGATTGTTTCTTCATTGTTGAAGAACAATCGCAGCTTGACTGGCCCATCGAACACAGGGAAGTCGTCGCCTACAGCTTCTACGATTCGGTTTTCTGCTTCGACTGTTTCTTTGGGTGTGTAGGCACGTCCGTTACGTGTCATTCGTGGACGGCCCTTTGTTCGGGGTCGTCCTTCTATGACTATTTCATACGTGTCTGGTTGCTCTTTTTTGGGCATCGTCTACCAGCCGTTCCATTTGTCGGTCGCCGTCGCGACGGCCCATGAATTTCGGGCCTTCGGAATACCATTTACCTAGTTGTGAATCTAGGTCGTTGGTCCATGACATGACATCACTTCGATCAAACCCTGATTCAAACATGGCTCGGGCGAAACGGTTTAAGAATCCGTGTCGTCCTCGCCCTGCTCCGTGTTGCCTGTAATAGTCCACTGGCCCGTTACGGTACATCATTAACGCCAAACCTCGTAGGCGTGAACCATCTATTCGCATGAGTGGTTCTTTGCTGTAATCTCGTGGGGGTGGAAGATCAGGTTCGGGATCTTGGTATAGCTCTGCTGCTCTTTCTAAATCTGCTAGTGGCGTTCGTTCTGCTTCGGCTTCTATTATGAAATCCCAAATGTCGTAGGTTTCTCCTGTTTCTGGATTGACCATGACTTGGCGACCGTAGGGTCGTTCTCCTCCGTATGGGAGGCGTATGTAATTTCCTGGTGGGCCGTCTAGTGAATCTGATTTAGGATATACAGCGTCGTAGTCTCCGCCTGCTAGTTGCATCACTGCTTGTAGGGCTTTGCGCATTAGAGGAACGGGTACCCATTCTTCTGTGAATAGCCATACGTGGTATCCCTTGCTTCGGGATCGTTCCAGCCATGCTGTGATCCCTAGAGCAGAGAATAAAGTGATTGCGTTTTTAGCAATAATTTCTGAGTCGATGTCGCCTTCGTCTATGTCGATGGCTCCCCAAGTACACATCCATAGTTCTGGACGCATGTCAGGGTAGACGGGTCTGGCACCTGAGCCTGAGTCCGACTGTATGAACCCTGCTGGACCGCTATCTGCTTTAAGGGGGTCATAGACCATCGGATAGATTCCGATCATCTCAGAGCCTTCTAGGTGTCGTTCGAGCAGTTCCGTTGACACAGGCACCCATCGGCAACCGCCTGCGTCTGTTCCATACGCATACGGAAAGCCCTGAAAGACAATTCCAAATACTTTTGCTGCTGCGCTATCCATCTAACGTGCCTTGTTCCCACGTAACTCCTGGCTCCAGAATACGTCCACTGGTATCTATGGTGAGGTTTACCTCAGCCTTTTCCCCATCCCCAGCCTTGTTTTTCCACAGGCCAGCAGAAACTTCGTCCTCATAATGGGCACGAGTTTCCTCATCTAGGTTGGTGTCATCCCACCTACGCCACGTTTCAATTAAGAAATGGCTTTCACTTGTGGATGCGTACCTGCCAGCTTCGATACCGCCAGCTTTGCCACGGTTACCTGTACCTCTGCCTGACTGGTGGATAATGATTCCCACCAGACGCCAGTCAGATACCAGTTGCTTAAACGATTCAATCTTCGCTTGGACGCTAGCTGCGTCACCAGCTTCGCCGCCTCGTATCAGTTCAAGGAAATCGTAAACCAAAACTTCTGGTCGTTTGCCTCCCCACAGAGTGGTGGATGCAATCCGTAACGCTTTGTCTAGGTCATCGACACTCATGCCAGTGGATTCAAAATGCAAGTTAGTTTCATCTTGCATGATTTGTTCCACCCGTTCCCACGCCGTCGCATCCTCACGGATAAGACGGTTAATCCATTCACGCTGGTCATATTCCAACCGAATAGATGAGTAACGACCCCAAAACATTGTTTCTGTTTCGTCAGGGCTTACCCAGAGGGTGCGATGTTTACGGTTCTTTGCCACCATGTTCATGGCAAGCAATGTTTTACCTGTATGCGATCTACCTATCAATGTGACCAGTTGTCCTGGTCTTGCTCCTCCGAGTGTGGCCTCATCAAAGGCTCGTACTCCGAAGCTCCATTCGTTGCCAGCACGTAAGTCGTGCCGCATCCGTCGTACTTGTTCCCCTTTAGGGGTGAAGAGTCTGCGTAGATCTTCGGGGCTTACCCCTTCGACCTGTTCTGGTTCAGCGACAGGAGGTTCGGGGGTGGACGCAGTTCCCACCCCCGTGACGAGTTCCCTCGCCTCCTCCATGCTGATTTCTTTAGGCACTTATTCCAACTAGCCAACCCTGTGGGTCAACTGGTTCAGGACGTTCAGGCCATGACCAAGAAGTGTTCTTCTGTAGCGCTGCGAAGTAACCACTCTTACCTGCTAGTGGGTGATTACCGTCACCTTGCCCTACATATGACTGTCCATCTTCACCGATTGACAGTCCCTTCTTTAGTTTGAAATCTCCGAGTCCGCATTTACCTGCTTTTGTTGTCGGAATGTCTTTACCTCGCATTGAGTCAGCCCAATAATCTTGAGGAAATTGGCGCATCCCGTTTTGAAACAGTTTACGTACTGCTTGATTGTCCATAAACGCTGAATCTTTCGACGCATACACGATCCCTGCATTCTTTTCATTTAGGAATATTTTATGTATGTCGTTGTACTCTTCGTCATCTAGGTACAGCGAACCACCTGCTTTTCTTGGCGTTGATGTTGCGCCTTGAAATGCTGCTTCAACTTTGGCTACTGCCGCCGTTTCGGTAGCTACCACTGGTGCTACTGGTGCTGCTCCTAGTTGTGTTTTCGTGTCCCCAAGAATGTTCGCTAACGCTGACGCATTATCGGTCAGTGTTGTGAGAATATCCTCGTTGGGGTCTGTCGCATTTGCTGTTACTTGTGCTGCTGTCAGTTCGACAGCACCTTTAAGTACAACTTGTGCTTCTATGCTCGCACGTTCGTGCGGTTCCATTGGCTTAAATGCCATTACTTTGCGCCTCCTATGATTGCGCCTTTACACCGTGTCCACGCTGGACACCATTTCTCAGAACACCACCAACCGTCATCACCGAGAGGATATTTAGTCATCTCGGATTCAACGATGTGGCATAGCCCTAAGACCTTTTGACGTAGCCAATCTGTGTGGCTTTTGTCGCGAACTATATCCATGCGACCTACACCTTTGGGGTGCATGATCGCATAAGAGAAATTAGGAATATCTTTTGCCCAGCAGTAGGCCATTGACTGAACATCCCACCGTTCGTACTGCCATCTGTCTCTGCTGTAGTCACGGCTTGGGAACTTCCAGTCCCATAGCCTGTCCTCTTCAACTAAATCTATGGTGCCAGAAAACTTGACAACCCTATTGTCATCTTCGTGAAATGTTAAATCAAAGTATTCTTCGACTTCGACTGGTGCTAGTTGGGGGAGAACTTCGGTGCGCCACGATTCGACTTTGCGTAGTCCTTCTACGTAGGCGCTTTCTGGTGAGTAGCTGTTCCATACTTGGATGGTGGGTAGCGCTTCGTCCCAGTACATTTCAAATGAGTCGATGTGGTCTTGCTCTGTCATTTCCCCGCCTGCTTTGCGGGTGTTGAGTGCGTCCTCTGCTACTGCGTGACATGCCGTGCCTAATGTTGCTGCGTCTTTTATTTCTTCGCTTACAAGTCCAAAGATGGTGTTGCGAAATCTTTCTAGGCACATGTCTGCTGTTTTGATGGACGATTGTCGTGTCCAGTCGTGGACCCATCGTCCTTCGCTGTCTCGGTGTAGTGGATATTTCATGCTGTAACTATGACAGCGGGGTGAGACAATGAGTTACGCATACAGAACCTCCCAGTTCGTGTCATGTTCCTGTACTGAGTGCCAACCACCCGCCTAAGCGGGGTGGTTGATACTGAGTACTAGAAGTTTAATCGCGCCGTTTACCGAAATACACGCGCGATGTCATGTCTTTTATTGCAGTTTCGTTACGAATGTTGCATTTCCGTTACGGCCTTAGGCTGTCTGGCCTCCCTTGATGCCAGCCACGCATTTACCTGCCGAGCAGAAAACAATTTAGTTTTACCTATTTCCTTGATCGGACGAGGGAAATCGTCATGCCGTACCCGCCAGTTCGTTACAGCAGCAGGGGTAACTCCCGCCCTGCGTGCAATTTCCTGGAAGTTCAGGTATTCGTCTGATGGTGCGGGCGGTAACGCTTCACGCAAGTTGATGCGTGCCGCCAACGCTGTCAGAGCGTTGGACATTTCCAAGTTGGATTCAAGTAGCTCATTTGAAACTCTTAATAGTTGTTGAGCTATTCCTTCGACCCGTTGTAGGCGTTCATCCATTTCTTCTAAATTGCTTGATCCCATTATTCCTCCTGTTTAGGACACAAAATCTTTTGTTTGGTGTGGGGTTTTCCACGGTTTATCCCATTGTCGCCAACGGTCACAACATAAGTTACACCGACATTTCCCTAAGGCATAGGTAGCTATGTACCCATGCTTAGTGAAATCTGATGGCTCCCATTCAAGGTGCCTCAGGTTGCTGTATTTAGCCACGGGTTCTTTCAATTTCTTCTTTAGTGAAGCAATCATCTTCAAATATGACAGGGTTATTACGCCGCATTGCCTTTTTCTGCCACGCCTCCTTCTCTTCTTTGCTGATTTCTCTTTTTTTCTTTGGCAAGTTCTCGCTCCAATTTTTTAACTAGCTTTTTCAGGTCACGTAATTCCACCATCAGCATGGCACACCGTTTCCTGAGATGCCTGACCATGCCAGCATCACTGTTGTTTTCCATTCCAGTCGCAAGGACTAGATGGTCAGGGTTACAACAAGAAGTGTTGTAACAGTTGTGATGGACCTGCATCCCATCAGGGATGGGTCCATTCTTATAGATCCACATCATTCGATGTGTTTGTACGTTGTTCTTTGTTCCGCACCTCTCAGCTACGACTTTAGAATTAACTAGTCCGTAGCCTGCACGAAGCTTGGTTCGTTGCCACTCGAAACATTTGTAAGGAGTGATCTTGATGTACCCATGAACAGGGTTCATGTAATGTTCGACACGTTCTTCAAACGTCATAGGCATTTGAGCCTTCAACGGAATGTTTGTACGTGGCTCACCATATTTAACGAAGTGAGTGTTATGCCCATTACACAACGCAATTTTGCCGTCGCGTGAACCTGGACCTGTCCAAGGTTTACTAGACCTACGTGTCCCTGTGCATTGCGAGCCGTCAGGCATGATCGCCCAACACTTTTGTTTTCTGTATCTGTTTGATCGTTCGGTCATGCTGCTTTCCGTTTCAATCGTTTTATTTCAGCTTTAAGTTCAGCAATTTCTCTTTGGTAAGTTTTTCGTTCGATCATTTCAGCCGTGTTCTCTATAGGAGTTACCGCTTTCAAATGGTCAGGGTTAATGCAAGAACGAGTGTGGCATTCGTGATGGATAACTGTTCCTTTAGGAATTGGCCCAACCCAAACAACGTAAGCAAGCCGATGCGCCCTTGTAGATCTTCCAGCGCTTAACCCCAACTCTTCTAGCTGTTTGCGCCATTGTTTAACATTGCATTTTCCGTATCCGTCTTTTTGATCGAGACTTCCCGTCCACGTCCAACAGTCATCAGTTTTTTGGTGACGAAGCTCCAAATACTCTTCAACAGTTTGAGCTTTAGGATTGATATTGACAGTAGGGTCGCCGTGTTTAGCCCATCTTTGGTAATGAAGAGCGCACATGTCTCGTGCAATTACACGTTTATCGCACCCGTCCATTTTGCAGTATCTAGGTTCTTTGAAACGACTGTCATGCCAAACAAATTTGGGGTCTTTTTTACCCCACTTGTTCATGCGTTGGTAATGCTTGCCGCATAAGTTAAGAGTCCTTGCTTCAGCTTGACAGCCATCAGCCTCACACACGGTGCCAGGTCCAGTACGCCTAACTCGGTTACCTTGGGTAGGATGGCCCTCCCTGTACCATTGCATGTAATGGGTCTGGCACCAACCTCTAGCCTTAGGGGGTTTGGTGCACCCTTGTATTGAACAACTTTTTGTAGTCACTTGTACCTCCCACAAGTCCACAAAGCCCAGCCCCCACGGGTGTTCTCATGTATGTAATGCGCGAACCATGTTGACTGAACAATCTCATAACGTTTATGCCACTGTTCTTCAAACACGTGGCCCCAATAGTTTTCGTTTATTTGAAATAAGCCGTGATCCACCCCGTTATAGGCACGGGGATTATGTAGTGACTCGCACCATGTAACCCCGAGCGCCCTAACGCAGTCGTCTTGGAAGAACTCGCAGACAACTTCAACCACTTCTGTGTTCTCTGGTGGTGGTTCATGGTTCACCCCAGCGAAATCCAAGATGGCCCAGATACCTAACCAAATATTAATCACGTTATTAACCTCCTAATAGTCGTGTAATAGTAAAGGGGGGGAGGGGGGAGGCGGCCCGCAACACGGTTATCCGCCAGACTCTTGACTAGTCAAAGAGCCAACTCTCAGTGTCCACTTAATGTCTCTGAGCGCTTCCCCCCATTTGACGAGGCACCAGCCAAACTCGGTGCCCCGTCAGAAGGGGTAGGGGGCTAGGAGGGAGGTACATACGCAAGCATGACACCTAGCCCCCCAGAGCCAACCTATCAGCCAACATCCGCCATAATGATGCTGTTCACATATTGTTGAGCAGCATCAGCAATCGGGGTCTTACCCTCTGCCAGCTTCTTCAAAGATTTCTGTTCAGCTTGAACGCCACCCTTGAAGCCTTGATTAATCTTGTGTTGTTCAGCGCCTTGAAAGGCGTTGAACACTAGCCATGCGTTCGACTCATCGTAACGCTCTGTCTCTGCCCGCCATGCCGCTACAACAGCAGCACGTTTAGCAGTAATCAGGTTCTTCGTCCTTGTAGGCGCCTCATCATCTACTTCAGGCAGAATTTTGTTAAGCATTCTTTGGAACTGTTGTTCGCTTACAGACCAGTTAGATGCCTGCCGTGCAAACAAGGCCA